ACAGCTAGGCGCATGGCTTGCAGCCAATGACGCACTCGATCGCCTAATAGAGCAGAAGCTTAACGCATGAGGCGCTTCGGAAAGTATCGTGCTGTCAAAGCGCAGTGCAATACTGGTCATACCCATGACAGCAAACGTGAGGCTATACGCTGCAATGAACTTCACGCATTGGAAGCTGCTGGAGAGATAAGTGACCTGATGATTCACCCGCAATACTGGTTCGTCATTAATGGACGCCAGCTTAAACATTCCAATGGCAGGCGCGTTGGCTACAAATCTGATTTCGAATATGTCGAAAACGGTATGCTGGTGACTGAAGATGTGAAGGGAGTCGTTGTCAGAGATTGGCCCTTACGCCGCGCTGTCTTTAAGGCGCTGTACCCGCATCACGATCTTCGTGAGACCAAATAAAAATGGGTGACCGAAGCCACCCAAGTTCGTTTCGGTAAGGAGGTACCAATCCGCACAGAATACGCTATCAGCGTATTGGCTGTCAACGCTGCCATAAAATGCTTTTACAAATGCTGATTTTGAGTTATGTAAGAGCGAGCGGGGAGTGCTGAAAAGACCAGAAAAGCACTCGACCCGCTCTAACAACGCCTAGTCAAGGAAGGCATCGCTATGTTTAGTATTACACGCCACAGAACCATCGCGCAAGAGTTTGCGTTATGAGTGGCCTTCAATGGTTCCGACTATATCACCGAATAGTTGATGACGAAAAGCTGCGCCTGTTAGCTTTCGAGGATCGCTGGCACTTTGTTGCTCTATGCTGCTTAAAGGCTGATGGCCTTCTGGACACGCCAAATGACAATCTTCGATCGCGTAAAATTGCCGTCAAGTTAGGCGTGCAGTTGCGTGAATTAGATGAGATTGGAAGGCGCTTGCAAGAGGTCAATTTGGTTGATGAAAACCTGTCACCAGTTGCTTGGGATGAACTGCAATACAAAAGCGACAACAGCACAAACAGGGTGAAAAAATACAGGGAAAAACAACAACGTAACGTTGTGAAACGTGAACGTAACGTTTCAGTAACGGGCCAAGATACAGATACAGATACAGATACAGAAGTTAATACTGACGTATTAACAGCAAAACGCAGGAGCGTTTCCGCTTCTAAGCCTGATGGATTTCCTGACCAGCTTTGGAAGGATTGGAAAAACCATCGCAAGGCAGCTTTCACTGAAACCGCATTGAAAGGTATTGAGCGTGAAGCTGCACAGGCGGGATGGACGCTAGAGGCTGCCATCACGGAGGCCATTGAACGAGGATGGCAGGGATTCAAATCAGATTGGGTAGAGGGAAAGAAAAATGGCACAACAAATCGGACAACTGGTCAGCCTAGAAACGAAAACGGCTTTGCCGCAGCACTTCGATATGTCGCGGATGGACGACCTAATGACCCGTTCTGATCTTACAGTATCAGAGTGCGATGAGCTAAGGTCACTTGCTCTAGCGATGCCGATCGAGAACGTGCCAGTCGAAACACACGAGCTTGCCAAGCAACTGCAATTCATTGAAGCGACTCTGCCAAGCAAGAACACCGACGAGCAAAGAGGACAGATGCGGACAGCAGTCTATGCGCGGATTCTTGGAGGCTACACGAAAGAAGCCCTTAGCTACATGACTGAGCGCGTCTGCAAGGAGCTGGATTGGTTTCCAACGCCTCGCCAGTGCTTAGAGATACTGGAAGGTTATACGCCACGAACGACGAAAAAGGACAAGGCGCTTCGCATCTGTTTGAATAACACAGAGGCAAGATTCGAAGAATTTATTATGTCGCTTCGCTGTGGTGAGCCTGTTGAACTAACTGCAAAGCCAGAGCGTTGGCTGCGTATTGCTGAAGAACGCGGCTACCTTCGAAGGGTTGACGGGGAATTCACAGTCAGGTGAGCGCCGCGACAAACTTGATGTGTGATCTGATCCGCCTACAATCTGGAAATCTTACGCTGGATGATATACGCAAGAACTGGGCTAAGGATCGATACAAAGGCGCACCCGAAGCCTGGGCGATTTCCGCGATTGAACACGCAAAACGACAAAAAGCGTAATTAATGAAAAAAACGCTTTACAGAATAAATGGGCATTTATATAAGATGGCATCAGCAAGGGGATATTCCCCGCCAACAAGGAGACTGATTATGACACAGAATCTTACAGAATTAGCGCAAGCAGCTATCGACGCACTGAACGCATATACTGCAGAGCGTAACCGCAAATATAAGGAATGGTCAGAATCTCGCTACTCTAAAGGTTTCAAAGCTAATTCTTTTGGTATTAGCGACGAGCAAGAGATTGAGCTTTTAACGGCCATTATTGATTACGATGATGACGCTGCTGGAACATTGCAGGAAATGCTTTGGCAAGTTGAGTCCGACCCTAGGGAGAACGAGGCGGACTATCGCTATGAAGAAATGCGTTCTCGTGAATTATTGGAGGAAATGAGATGACCACTTATCAAGTTATCATAACGCTAATGGTACTAGCGCAATTCTTTACCTTGAATCTGCTATGGGAATCCAAAAAGCGTGAAGATCAATTGCAAGCTAAGTTAAAGCTCGCCGCACCTTTGCGCGATCCAAAGACAGGCCGATTTATTAAGATGGGAAAAATATAATGCTGCACGCAGACCTGATACGCCAATGGGCGCAAGATCGCAACCTGATTGCAGGAAGCGACCTTAAAAGCCAATTCGTGAAGCTTATAGAAGAAGCTGGAGAACTAGCCAACGCCATTGCCAAACATGACTATGCTGAATTTGCAGATGCCATCGGTGATATGGTTGTGGTGCTAACTATCATGGCTGCACAGAATGGTATGCAAATTGAAGATTGCATTGATGGCGCTTGGCAGGAAATCAAAGACCGTAAGGGCAAGATGGTTGACGGAATTTTCCACAAGGAAGCCTCATGACGCCAAAGGAACGGAACCTGGCAGAGATTGATGCCATCGCAGAGTTATACGGTTACACAGTTGAAGACATTTTGGGTAAAAGCAAACTGAAGACATTGGTAAAAGTAAGGCGCAAATGCGTTGTAAGGCTAAGAGAAAAGGGCTATTCAACCACAGAGATTGGACGGATTATGAACCGCGATCACAGCACCATTGTTCACTCACTGCAGAAGATGGCAGCGGCAGCAGAGATGGAAGAAGCATGACGCCAGCAAAGCTTAAACTAGCCAGAGCCTACATGGGCTACAGCGTAAACGAGATGGCGGACGCCCTCCGCCTATCGCCTGACAATGGCGGCACAACCATTCGCAAGATGGAATCTGGTAAGGTGCGTATCACTGGGCCTATCATGGTTGCAGTAGATGCAATGCTAAAGGGATATAATCCGTTTGATTACGACGAGGAGGATGATATTGATGCAGGATATTAATTCACATCAAGTAGGCGGAGATCATTACGCATCAAAGGCAGTACAGCCCTGGGATGCAATGGAAGCGTGGATGTCGCCAGAAGCTTTTGCAGGATATTTGCATGGTAATTGCATAAAGTATTTATCCCGCTATCGTGATAAGAACGGCACACAAGATTTGCAAAAATGCCAGCACTATCTTGCAAAGCTTATTGAGGTCGAAATCCGCTTAGACTTGATGCTTGAAAATTATGTGCAAGGAATGGCGGAATCCGTAATGGATGGACACGCAGATTAAGATGCTCTAAAAGGTTGCCACCAGACCTTATTGGAAGCTGAGATGACACCAAAGATTGAAACGCGCCTAGTTGCAGACTTAATTCCATACGCCGCCAACAGCCGCACGCACAGCGATGCACAGGTGGCGCAGATAGCAGCCAGCATAAAAGAGTTCGGCTGGACTAACCCAATCCTGATAGATGACGATAACACGATCATTGCAGGACATGGACGCCTACTAGCAGCAAGAAAGCTTGGCATGGAAGAAGTGCCAGCCATTATCCTCGACCATCTGACAAAGGCCCAGCAACGCGCCTTAGTGATAGCAGACAACCAGCTTGCCCTAAACGCAGGGTGGGACATGGATATGCTGAAGGCAGAGATTGAAGACTTAAGCCTTGAGGACTTTAACCTAGACCTGTTGGGCTTTGATGAAAAGTTCCTTGATGGATTGCTGGAGCCAGAACCAACAGCAGGACTGACCGACGAAGACGCTGTTCCTGAAGTGCCTGAAACACCAAAGACAGTGCTGGGTGACGTATGGGTGCTAGGAAATCACAGGCTAATGTGTGGGGATAGCACGAGCATCGATGCCGTTGAGAAGCTGATGGATGGCGCGAAAGCTGATATGGTGTTCACTGATCCGCCTTATGGTGTGGATTACAAAGGCATCAACAACGATGATCGCTCTGGGCTTGATGAGCTTCTGCGTGGTGCATTTTCTAGCTATTTGGCAACATCTAAGTCTGGAGCAGCAATCTATGTGTTCCATAGTGATAAATGCGCCGACATTTTCCACAGCGTGTTCCGCGAGTTCTTTCATTTCTCCAGCATGGTGATTTGGGCAAAGAATAGCCTAACCCTTTCGCGCACTGACTACCAAAGCCAGCACGAGCCTTGCCTTTATGGATGGATGAAGGGTGGGACGCACACTTTCTATGGTGACCGCAAGCAAGTCAGTGTTTGGCGCTTCGATAAAGAGCGGGTAGAAGGACACACGACACCTAAGCCAGTCGCACTCATTGAGAGGGCGCTTTCCAACAGCAGTAAAGGCGGAGATACTGTCACTGATTTATTCGGTGGCTCTGGTTCCACATTAATTGCTTGTGAAAAAATAAGCCGCGATTGCCGGATGATGGAACTAGACCCCAAATACTGTGATGTAATCATCAAGCGTTGGCAGGACTTCACTGGACAGAAGGCTATTCACGCAGAGACAGGTGAGGCATTCGATGGCTGATGTAAAGCTAACCGCAAAGCAGGAAGCATTCGCTCAGGGCATCGCTGATGGCTTAGGGCAAGCAGACGCTTATCGAATGGCTTATGACGCTAAGACTGCTTCTGACGCCAGCATTTATGTGCAAGCATCCAACCTAATGAAAAACCCTAAGGTTGCTATAAGGGTTGATGAATTAAAATCTCAGGTGGTCGAAAAGCAATTATGGACACGCGAAATGTCTGTCAAAGGGTTGATACAAGCGTATCGGATCGCCCAGGATGCAAAGACATCAACAGGCATGACAGCAGCCGTTAAAGAGCTAAACGTAATGCATGGATTCAACGAGCCGACGAAGCTTAGTATCACTGGCAGCATGATCCAGCGCATCCAGCGTGAAGTGATCGATGACAACGCTGAA